AAATCACCTGACCTTGCTGAAGCCTTTCTTATGACGTTTGCCAGTCAATCAACTGGAGAACGTTCTAATGCCTGGTATTCCGATGCACCAATTGAAGTGGATCACACAGGCGTTTTTTAAACCTACGTAATGTGTAACGTTTTAGTCGTCACGCTTTAAGTGTGTACCGATGGAGTTGTCCTTATGAATCAAATGCCGTTCAGTTTGAGTGAACAACAGCCATCAAATGTGTCCTATGCATTAAACGATAATGAAAAAAGAAAATGGCAAGCAAAAGTTAATAGTGAACCTTTTAAATCTTATATACAAAACGAAAGTGTTGTTATTGAAAAAGAAACCTTAACGTTTTTCAAAAGGTTTGAGTACGAAGAAAAAAATCGTTATACAGTCACACGGCCAAATTATGTTGGTAGTGAATCAGAATACAATCGGCATGAGCCAGATTTTAAATTCACATATAATCAAGATCATCCATTCATTAATTATTCTGAAAACAACTTTTACATTGAACAAAAATGGAATCCGCGCGTTTTTTTTATAGACTATGAATATGAACGTCTTGAACTTATGGTAGATAAGGCCAATTTCGATCATTACAAGAAACGGGCTGATAAAGAACAATGCCAGGTGTTTATCCATCTTGTCACACCTGTTTATAACGATGATCTTATTTTTAACGTGCATGACGTTCAATGCACATTAATTACTGATCGTTATGGTGAAGAAAAATATAAAATTCCTGTAAGTCCTTTTATAAATGGAAAAGCAAAACATTCTTGGATGGGTTTATCAAGAGACAATGTTTTAACCATGAGTCATTTCGTTAAAATGTATATGGGTATTGATGAAAATAAATATTGGGATTTTTACCACAAGTTACACAGCAACATTAACTATATTGCAAATTGGAATAAGTTAAAACACAATCCTGAACTAATAGAAAAAATATTGCATCACCATCCTACAATAGAATTTAAAGATAAACCTAGAAAAGAACAACCAAGATGATTGAGACAACTTATGGCAATGGATGATATAGAATTTAAAGCACTTGTTGAAGGCCAGCTTAATTCAAGTGTAGGTTATATTGGCGATGCTATTGTTTCAGAACAAACGGCAGCCTTAGATGCCTACTACGGCCAGCCGTATGGCGATGAACAGCAAGGTCGATCACAGATGATTGATCGTACTGTTATGGATACCGTTGAACAGGCTATGCCGTCATTGATGCGTATTTTTACAGCGAGTAAAAACCTTGTCACCTTCAACGCACAAATGCCTGATCCTGACTTATATCCTGATCCGATGCAGTACAATCAGATCGTACAGCAACGAAGTGAAATGGCCCAGCAGGCAACAGACTATGTAAACCATGTCTTTTTCCACGAAGCGTCATCTAATGGCGGGTTTGGTGTTTTGTATGATTGGTTTAAAGATGCGCTGATACAAAAAGTAGGCGTATGTCAGATGTGGTGGGATGTCAGAAAGGAAGTGAAATTCCAGACATTTGAAAAACTGACGGAAGACGAATACGCAGCATTACTTGAGCAATTTCCTGATGCAGAAGTTGTCGAAGAAACAAAAGACGTAGAAAAGCTGGAAGCCACAATTGAAACACCTGGCGACATTACCGACATTGATATTGAAGAAGAACGTGTATCGTATGACATAAAATTAAAATTCATGCGTGAGAAAAAAGGCATTCGTGTTGATGTTGTTCCTCCAGAAGAATTTTTAATCAGTCGGCATTCACGCGCTATTGATGATCCTGAAACAACAATGGTCGGGCGCAGAACATTAAGAACACGTTCTGAACTTATCAGCATGGGATTTGATGCGTCAGTTATCAACAATCTGCCAGCAGGCCATTATTATTCTTTCATGGATGACACAGATCGCGGTCGTTTTCCTGATGAAACATTTGGTTTATCTTCTGATGAAACAGAACAAAATGCAAATGTAGAAGTTTTTGATTTGTATGTCCGTGCGGATTTTGACGAAGATAACATCGCAGAAATACGTCATGTGTTCATGGCAGGCGGTGAAATCCTTGTTAATGATGAAGTTGACCGCATACCGTTTTATGAAGTGTGTCCTATTCCAATACCGCACCGTTTCTTCGGTCTTGGATTAGCAGACATCACCGTTGACTTACAACGTTTGAAAACAACACTATGGCGACAAGTTCTCGATAATTTATATTTTACAAACACACCAGAAGTTGTTGCAGGCCCAGGTGTTCGCACACAGGATTTGGCAAGGCGTGTTATTGGTGGTGTTATTCGTGCTGATGACGTTAATCAGGTACGCTGGAACAGTGTTCCGTTTACGGCTGGTCAAAGTTTCCCCATGATGGATTACGTTGACAACCAACGTAAACAAAGAACGGGAACAGCAGCCGATGTTGCGGCTATGAATCCTGAAGCCTTAAAACGTATTACAGCCGAAGGTGTACGTGAGATCACAACACAGGCGCAAAGCCGACTTGAACTGATTGCCCGTATATTTGCTGAAACAGGTGTAAAGCGTTTGTTCCGCGATATGCTGAAGATGATGGTCGAGCATCAGGACTTTAAAAAAGTTATACAGATACGCGGCAACCTTGTACCGATTGATCCGTCACGCTGGCCTTCTGATATGGATGTCACCTGTGAGATTGGATTAGGTCACGGAACAGAAATGGAAAAACGAGCAGCAATCCAACAAGTTCTACAGTTGCAGGAACGATTAGCACAGGCTGGGCCAGATGCACAAGGAATGGTGATGCCTGATAACATTTACAATTCACTTCAACGTTTAATCCCATTAACAGGTCTGAGTGATATTACTCCGTACTTTAATAAACCGACACCGCCTGATCCGAACCAGCAACCTGAACCGACACAGGCTGAAATCATTATGCAGCTTGAACAGCAAAAAAGTGAAAATGAATTTCGTTTGAAACAACAGGAGATGGATTTACGTCAGCGCAATAATGTTGCTGAACTCGAACTGAAACGTCAGGAAATGGGTTTCAAAATGGAACTGGAACGTCAGATCAATAATGAGAAAATCCGTTTAATGCAGGCTGATGCCGCGATAGCAGATGAAGACCGCGCAGTTACCCGTGACATAAAACTTGCTGAATTTGCAATGAAGAATGCGGAAGGCCCGACAACTGAAAGTGATTTGAGCAAACGTCTGACAGAAATGGAACAGGCCATTGACGAATTAAAAAAAGAAGTAAAACCGAAGGAAGAAGAAACACAAGATGAATGATGATGACATTATTGAACTAAACAAAGATATGCGTGCGGCAGGCGAAGCTGCATCTGTTTTGAATAACACAGAATTTGTAAAAGCATTTGATGCGCTGGAACAAGATTATATTGGTGCGCTTTTAAACGCAGGCCCGAAGGATGACGAACACCGCTATCGCTGGCAAGTGGCTATTAATGTTCTTCGGGCCGTGCGGGCGCATTTACACGGTGTTCTTTCCGATGGAGAATTTGCAAAAACAAAACTTGAAGATATTGGAAAGGTAAAACCATTAAGGTCAATTTTATAGAAAAGGAATTAGTTAAATGAATGAAACCATAAGTCCTGAAAACGCCAATCCTGAGACATCAGGAAGCGAATTAAAAGGAACTGGTATTCCCGAAGGCCGCGTCAGTGAAGCTGATGTGGTGCAATTCCTTCAGAACAGTCGTGCAGGCGATACAGCCGAAGCACAACCGTCTGAAGATGGCGTTACAGAAGAACCTGAAGGTGAAGCAGATCAGCCTGATCTTTTTGAAAGTGAAAGCGAAACTGAAGCATCGGAAGAAACTGATGACGCAGAACAACAAGACGATCCTGAATTTGTTGATCTGACAGATGATTACACACTTGATGTAAAAGTCTCAGGTGAAATGCAGAAGGTTAGTCTTGCAGACTTGAAAGAAAATTATTCAGGTCGTTCTGAATTATCGCGGCAGTATCAGAAGATGCGCGATGAGCAAAACCAAGTTGCCGAAACACAGAAGAAAGTTAGCGAAGATCGAAATGAGTATGAAGGTTTACTGACTCATGCAAAGTCCATGTTGGAAAGCATGAAAGGAAAACCGCCTGATCGAACGTTGCTTGACGATGATCCAACTGAATACCAAAGACGCAAACTCGTTTATGACGACCGCGTTTCTGCTATTGAGCAAATGGATCAAGAAATCAAGAAAACGCAGGAAGAAAAGACCGAAGAAAATCAAAAGCTGTTAAATGATTACGCACAGCGCGAATATCAGAAAATTGTCCAAATCTTACCTGACTGGGAAAAGAAAGACAAAGAAGGTAAATTTTTTGTTCGGGAAGCCATACTTAATTATGCAAAAGATGCAGGAGCAAGCGAAGATCAAATTCGTGGTGTTCATCCTGCATGGTTATACAAGGCATTGTACGATGCAAGCCAATACAGGAACATTGAAAACAAAAAGCCTGCTATACGCAAACGATCTAAAGCACTTCCAAAAGTTCGTGTACCTGGAACACAGGCACGCGACAGTGTGAAAACACAGGAAGTCAAAGCAACTCGAAACTTTTTGAAAAGCGGCAAAGGTTCTCAACGCCAACGTGAAGCTGCAACGATACGACTTATCAGAGAAAACCGAAACCGCTGACATAGGAGTATTGAACAATGACAGCACCTACAGGTACTTTACAGACCTATACTGTAAACACAAATCGCGAAGATTTACAATCGTTTATCTATAATATCAGCGCATTAGACTGCCCATTATTGGCGCATTTGAGTGAGACTGAAGCATCATCAACTAAGCATGAGTGGTCAACAGATTCACTCGCTGCTGCTGCATCTAATTCACAAATAGAAGGTGATGATTACGCAGCATCAACCATAACACCGCCAACACGCGTGTTTAACTATACACAAATTTCTGCACAAGCAATTTCTGTATCAGGTACACAACGCGCTATGGATACGGCTGGCATGGATGATATGCTTGACTATGCACTTGTCAAACGCGGCAAAACGCTGAAGCGTGATGTCGAATTTAATTTGATCGGTGTCAACCAGGGATACTTTGCAGGCGCAGCGACTAAACCACGCTTGCTACGTGCATGGGATTCTTGGATTTCAACCAACGTCAACATGAATAATGTGACGACTACAGTCAACGGAGCTACAATTTCTGCGACAACTGCTGGAGCAAATGCTGGAGCAGCAACGGCTGGTCGTACTGATGCATCATCTGTACGGGATTTATCTGAAACATACGTTAAAGATGTTTTAGAAAAAGTCTTTACTGAAGGTGGTGATCCTTCACTTATGATGGTCGGCCCATACAACAAACAAGTTGTGTCAGGATTTACTGGTCGCGCACAAGGTCGTCAGGCTGTTAGCGTAGATACAATAAATGCTGCGGCTGAAATTTACGTATCTGATTTTGGTGAGATACGTGTGGTCGCATCAAGATTCATGCGTGAACGGGATTGCCATATTATTGATCCTGAATATGCATCAGTTGCGTATCTCAGACGTATGCAGGAACAAGACCTTGCAAAAACTGGTGATAGTGACCGTAAGTTTATCACCGTTGAATATACGTTAGCAATGTTGAATGAAGGCGCACACGGTAGCGTGTTTGATATTGCAACACAGTCCTAGTTGTTAAGATTATGTAGTGAGGAGAAAGGCGTTGAAAAACGTCTTTCTTCTTTTTAAGGAAGTTGTATATGAAAAGAATGATTGTAGAAGACAATCCATCAACAGGCATAAAAACAGAACTGATTGATGAACGTCACTTAGAACATTTACCAAAAGGCAGTCTGCAAGGCATTGTTAAAAGTGTAAAGCAGGATGTCAGACCAATTTTAAAACAAGTTGAAAAAATACGCGACCAGACACCATCTAAAGAATTTAGACATTGCGCCAGTGTTCCGTATTACATTTATAACGAATGGCTGATTAAAATGAAGCGTGAAGGATATAACAATATACCTAAATCATGGATTAAAGAATGGTGTAACGATCCTGATAACGCAGCTTTCAGAACATGGCCTGGTCGATTATGAGTAAGAAAAAAACAAATACAAATAAGAAAAAACATCCACGCATCCTTATCGGTATCCCGACTAATGGAACGGTTACGGCTATGTGTATGTTATCCATTGCCCGCACCATGCGCGACTACAAAGGCGAAATTGAAATTTATCATGCACGGTCTTCAAACCTGGTAATGAACCGCCATGAAATCGTTGCGAATGCATGGGAACAAAAAGCAGATTACATTTACTGGGTGGACAGCGATCAAGGTTTCCCGCCTTTCGCCTTAGACTGGTTTATTAAAGATAACGTTCCCGTAGTTGCTGCAAACGTAACACGTAAGACTATACCGCCTGTGCCATGTGCCTACATAGAAACAGATGATTATGTCGGGCCATTATATACGGAAGAAGCAGATGAAGGCATACAGCAAGTAAAACACGTAGGTATGGGATTAATGCTAACGCATATCAGTGTGTTTAATAAAATATCAGAAGAACCGCCTGCATTTTGTTTTCAGCCGACAGAAGACGGTTTACGTGTGATGGGCGAGGATGTGTATTTCTGCCGTCAATGTGAAAAGCATAACATACCTGTTTATGTAGATCACGATGTATCAAAACTTGTTGTTCATATCGGCACACTTGGATTTACAACCCGTCATGCGCTTGCAGGCCGAAACATTAAGAAAAGAATGGCTGGCGGTGAATTTGAAATCGAATTTGATCCCGAAGATGTTGCACCGTTGAAGAATGGCAAACAAGAACAGGAACAACCTCATGCGTAAAGTAGGCATACTTGGTCGTTGCGACAACACACGCAAAGAAGCACCAACACACGACAAGTCCTGGGAGATGTGGGGTTTAGCCTGGGATATGGCATTTGTCGGTGCAAGACATTACGAAATTCACACACCGCCTAGCTGGACAAACGGTACAATATCGGATCGTATGAATTATCCAGACTGGCTTCAGTCGATTGCTGACTGCAATGGTGAAGATTTATGGTTGCAGGATACCTACATTGAAAACGCCAAAGTATTTCCATTAGATGATATTCGTAAAATACCGTACTTGTGTTTACCAGACACACATGAACCGTATCTTGAAAGTTCAATTGCGTGGATGATTGTTCACGCCTTTTTAGAAAAAATTGAAAAGATTGGAATTTGGGGTGTTGATCTGACAGCCGAAGATGAATGGGCGTATCAACGACCTAACATGGCGTACTTGATCGGAGTGTGTCGTGCAAAAGGAATGCGTATTTTAATTCCTGAAGCCTGCGCATTGTATGAACTAAAAGAACTTGATTCACAAACATTAGACTTTTGTGATCCTGATATCCCGCGTCATCATCTTGAATACAAACTGGCATTTGAACGTGTCAAAGGTTTAGAACCGAAACGCAGAAAAGATTTGCTGACATCGTGTTTTACTGATCCGCCACGTTACGGATATTGCGCCATACCGATAACGGAATATCTTAGCAAAGGAGTAGCAGCCGAATGAGTATCACCAATAAAGGAACGTTAAGAACGGCTGTCCTTTCAGAAGTTGTGTGGGATAGTTCACTTGATACACGTTGTAATGAATGGATTGATCGTGCAACAGCCGCATTAAATCGTGATTTACGTGTTAAGGATATGCTTGCTTCTACATCAGGAACATTGACAGGCAGTACCGCAACACTTGCCCAGCCATCAGATTTTCTATCTGTAGAAACATTTTTCCTGACAACAGGTGGTGGAAGTGTCATGCCATCGTTTGTAACACCTACAGCACTTGAACAAGCAGTTCCGTCTGATGCAAGTGGTCAGCCGACACATATAGCCATTGTCGGAAGCAATTTTAAATTAAAACCAATACCTGACTCAAATTATGATTACACGTTATTGTATTATCAACGCATACCGGCATTAACAACAGATACAGATACAAACTGGGTTTTAGACAATCATCCAGACGCATATCTGTATGGATCGTTAGTGATGGGTGGAATATATCTAAAAGATGACCGTATTCAGGAATGGTCAACATTATACACACGCGCCTTGCAAGGCATTCGCGGTGAATCAGATCGCGCTATGCTACCGCCTGGCAATATACAAGTATCATTGCAAACAACAGTAACATGACCATACCTATTCCTCCGCAAAGTCCTCCTTGGATGTCGCAGTTAATTAATGACATCCAAAACGAAATTGATGAACGCACCGTAACGTTGATGGGCGGTAAGGCATTTAGCATAAGTGATTTACCGTCTGCTGCTGATTTCAGATACAAGTTTGTTGTTGTGTCTGATGGTGCGTCTAATAAGCCTGCTGTTTACAGCGATGGAACAGTATGGCGATATCCTGATGGAGTAGCTGTATGAATGAACAGACACATAAATTTAACGCAAACATTGCAGGCATGATTGATGCTGCTGCGTTTGTTATAGAAGGTGTTGAAAATCTTCTTAAAGAAGGTAGTGAGATTGTTGACGATAATGGCGTTAAAAAAATTGATGTACCGCCAGCATACTACGAAGAATTACAGGCATCACGCGACACACTCGAACAAATTTCAAATTGGCTTATAAACAAGGATTAAGACATGGCTGACAGCACCAGTACCAGACTACTTCTGCGCCTTATGGCTACAGGCGAGCAAAATAATTTATGGGGTGGATACACCAATACATCCTTACAAACAATCGGTCGTGCGGCTAAAGGCTATCAGTCTATTGCCTTAACTGGCGATAAAACGATTACACATACAAATTATTCTGCTAGCAATGAAGGTGTTGTAGCTTTTATTAAATTTACAGGAACATTATCTTCTGCCGCAAGTGTAACATTTCCATCAACAGAAACCGTATTTGATATATGGAATGCGGCTGGTCAGGCTGTTACAGTTAAAACATCATCGGGATCAGGTGTTGCTATACCGAATGGAACACGTATTCGTTTAGCGTGTGACGGTTCCGATTTTGTCAACACATCATCATCTAATATACCTTCAGCAACAACCATAGCTGGACAGGTTACAGTATCAGGCCAAGTAAAAGGATTAAGTTCTGGTACAGACTCAACCGATGCTTTAACGAAAGCCCAAATTGAAGCTGCCATAGCCGCTGCGTCTGTATCAGGATCAAACCTTGTTCTTAATTCAGCAACAGATACAACACCGTCTTATCTGAACACAAAACTACTTGTTGGTACAGGATTAAGTAAAACAACAAACAGCGCGGGTGCTAATGAAACATTAACACTGGCATCAACAGTTACGCTTGATGGTAAGGCTAAAGTGTCAAGTAATGATTCAACGCCAGGTTTCCTTAATGGAAAATTAGTGGGCGGTACAAACATTACACTTGTTGAATCAAGTGATGGTGGTGATGAACGATTAACAGTCAATGCTAGTGTAGATGCTGACATTGAACAAGCAGCGATAGCAGTCGCAATGTCTATTTAAAGGAGTAAAAAAATGGCAACGGCATATAAAAAATTAGGTGCGGCTGATTTATCGGCAACAACAAATACGACCATATACACTGTACCTTCATCCAAAATGAGTATTGTTAATTGTAATGTAACTAATAGATCAGCGTCAGCCGTAACGTTTAGAATTGCCGTAGCAGAATCAGGCACACCTGGAAACGAAGATTATTACCAATATGATACATCTTTGGCTGCCAACGAATCCTTTCAGCGCACTGGAATTATGATGGACACGACAAAAGTATTAGTCGCATACGGCAGTAGTGGAGACATATCAGTAGTTGCTGATGGCATAGAAGTTGATACATAGGAGATTACAATGGGAATACACGCACCAACAACACCAGCAGTCACGATTTCAGGTTATCCAGAAAATACCTTAGACAATGATAATTGTTATCCCAGTGACAGCATACAAACAACTTTTAATGGCGATGGTGCATTAGCAGGACAAACTTTATCAGCTAATAATATTTATGCATCGGCATTTATTGCTCGTAGTAATTTTACGTGTGATGGAATTTCTGTTGAAAACTGGGCAACTGGCGATAGCGGTGATGATTTT